CAAGGAAAGCCAGCGCATCCTGCCACAGCTGCCAGTCCATCCGGGACAGGATTTCACCACGCATCATGTTCGAGAGCTCATACTTCCGATAGGCCCCCTTCCGCGGACGACGCTTCACCGGATCGAAGCCGTTTGCCTCGTACTCATAGGTGTGGCCCAGGCTATCCTTCGCCGTCCGCCGGACGAACCACTGCGGCTCACCGCGCATCTCGACCATGCGGAACTTCGGCGCATCGCATGTCCAGTCCGGCCCGCGTCCGAGAATTGCAGCACCAGTCACCAGCGTGACCAGGTGCCGGCCGCCGAGCCTATCACCCTTTAGCTGGACCTCGGCCACAACGCGGCCCACCTCGGCCGCGATCAGGCCATGCGGATCATCGAACTCCGGAAACGGCATCCAGCCTTCCGGGATCTCGAAGCCGATCTGGTCCAGCGCCTTCACGGCCTTCCCCACTGCCAGCGCATCCGGATGCGGATCACCATCCTCGATGAAGCCGGGGATCACCCCGAAGATGTTCGGGCTGCGGTCAATCAGCGTGCCGAGAACGGCCATATCCCGTGTCAGGCTCCAACTGGAGATAGAAACAGCAGTCAGGCCATCACCGCCAGACCCCACCTTGCACAATTCCTGGCAGAACGCCCAGGCCAGAAGTCCCTCGATTGTCATCAATTTCATGCTCTTCACCCTTTGCGTCCCAAATTTCGCGTTTCCGTCCCAAAAAGAAGATCTATCGACCCAAACCAGAAACTGCCTTTCGTTGAATTCATTGAACAATCGGAAATGATAGGGACGCTAGGGACGGTAGGGACGATAAATTTGACCTACACATATACGCGCGACCCCTTTTGCTTCTTCATTGTCTGAACCAGCCATAAGCCCATGACCGCAGACATATTTTCGCGCGTGACGCGAACCACGGATTTTCCGTCCCTAGCGCCCCTACCGTCCGAACCGTCTGAAATTCCAAACCTTTTGATTGGGTCGATACGCGCCACACCCGGCCAGCATCGTCCCTAGCGTCCCGTTTTCCGCCCCAACCCCTCCGGAGGGACAAGCCGGGACGGCAGGGCGCGCGCCTCATTGCAAGGCGATCAGACAACCCAAAGGGTCCGGGAAATGGTCGTGAGGTCATAGCGGGAACCCCGCATCGTCTGTCGCATAGGTCGGGCCGTCGCCGTCCCCCGGCCCGCTGCTATGGGTCTTCAGATACTGCGGCTTCACGCTGATGCCGTAATAGATCGTCGTCCCGCTCTTGCCCTTTCGGAACTGATGCATCAGTCCATCAGGCCCCTGCCAACTCTTGCGCGTCTGGTCGGGCAACCGTTTCGAGAAAGTGGGCTGCTTGAACTCGGAAAGGCCCTCGCGCTTGGCGAAGTTGCTGTAGCCGATGAACAGATCCTCGGGGCTCGACCGGTCATGATCCGTGCCGGTCACCACACAGCCGTTGCGGATGAAGGCGCCGATCGGATCGCTCTCCTCGCGATATTCCTGCGTCGCAGCCCTGACACCTTCCGGAACCCTCAGGCCCCCATCAAGATAGTCCAGCGCGCCTTTCACCATCCAGGCGAGAATGCCCTCACGCTCGGTGAGCAGCTTGCGCTTCAGGTCGCGATCGACCTCGTCCTCGGCAATCTGGATCTCCCACGGTACCAAGTGAACGCGACGCCAGATGCCGTCGGAATCATCGCGAATGATCGGCTTGTGGTTGCCAGAGAGAATGATCTTGAATTGCGGGATGAGCTCGAAGAAGTCCTGATGCAGACGGCGCACGGCGACCGGCTCGCCGCCGGTTAGGGTCTTGATCAGCGCATCCTTCAGATGCGTGCCCATTTCCGGCTCAGAGGCCGCCACCAGTCGCGCGCCGGGAAGGCGGGCAAGATCAGGCGTCGCCTCGGCCCCGCCGCGCCGGCTTTCGCCCGCAAAGCTGTCGATCGACATGGCGATCGCGTAGTCGCCCAGGATCTCGATCAGCACGTCGACGAAGGTCGATTTGCCGTTTCGGCCGGCGCCATAGAAGAAGACGAGGCACTGCTCGACGGTAAGCCCCAGCAACGAATAACCGGCATAGCGCTGCAGGAACGCGCGCAAGTCGACATTCGGCATGACCTTCTGAAGAAAGCGCATGAACATCGGCGCGGAAGCCGTTGGATTGAAACGAACAGGCGCCAGCTTCGAGATCAGGTCGCGCGGCCGATGCGGGTCGACGCGAACGCGCCACGACCGCTTTCCGTCGCCCCCCTGCTCGAAGAACCGCAACGTTCCGGTTTCGCAGTTGAAAGCATACAGATCCCGGTTCAGATCATTGACCTCACAGGACACATAGGGTGTCACCTCGGTCAGCATGTTGTTGATCGCACTCGTCGAGGCGCTGCGCTTGGCCCAAGCATGGCGCGAGGACATGCGCCCCGCGCGGTCTTTCTCGACCTTGGCCATCCGGTCGATCACGCTCTGGTTCTTCTCGAATTCCGCGAGCGTCGCCGCGTCCCAATCCTTGTCCTTCTTTCCCAGCGCCTTCTGTGCCTCGTTGGCGAGCCGCCCGGCCTCGATCGCGGCGCGCTCTTCCTCGGTGCAATCGAGCAGGATGGCTTCTTCGTCGATCCACTCGGCGGCCTTGTGGGCGAGCTGACGAACCACGGCGCCGGAGGCGTCTTCCAGCCAGCGCCCATCGATATATCCGTGGAAGCCGACATGCGTTACATGCCGCACCTGGTCGCCATAGCGCGCCAGGAAGCGTCGCGCGTTGCCGATGTCGGTCTCCGGCTCGACGGCGCATTCCTCTGTCAGCTCTTCCGGGCTGAGGTCGAGGGCCGGTTCTTCCGGTTCCGGCTCGGCAATGGTCACAGGGTCCGGGTCGGCAGCATAGAGACCGCGTTGCGCATTGGCCTCGGCCATGATTCTGGCGACGGCTTCCGGTACCGAATTCTTCTTGTCTGTCACGCCTGATCGTCCCCATTCAATGCGATCGCCATGGCGTCCGCGAAATCCATCCCCGCCGGCGGCCAGATGACCTCGACAGACCGTCTAACTGCCCCGTGCCGTGCCTTGGCGCGCGCCATGGCCGAGGCCGTCGTCACCGGCTCGCTGTCGCCGTCAGCGATCAACACGAGCTCGGTCACATGCCCAGGGATAACCATCGCCTCTCCGGCGCTGTCGGCCTTCGGGACCGGTCCCTTGACGCGAACAGGCTTCGCGCGGCCCTTCGCATCCTCAATCTTCAGCGTGGGATGATTGAAGTCGCTTTCCTTGTCGGCAGGGCCGGCCATGTTGCCGATGTCGCCGGCCGCGAAATAAAAGGTGTCGTCGCGGAAGCCCTCAGGCCCGGCGATGGCGAGCGTCGTCTCGATCCCCTCGCCGCCCAGCCATCGCATTGCTGCGGGATCGCCGGCAACCGGGATAACGCCGCCCTTCTTGTGGCCGCGCATCTTCTTCGACGAGATCCGCTCATAGTAGCCCGCTGCGATCCACTCCTCGCGCGGCGGCTTGCCTGCGCCACCATCCTCGAGCTCGTCAAAACCCGCCTCGCGACCTGCCTTGGACAGCCCCCAGAGCACTGGGCGGCGCTTCGGCTTCACCGAAAGGTCGATCCAGATCGTCTGGCTGCCGGTGATGACCCGGGCAATCACGTCGACGATCGGCGCGATCAGAGCCGGACCGCTGTAGAGCGCGAGCGGCCGGCCCATTTGATCCTGGCCGTGCCAATAGGTGGCGCGGGGCGCATAGCGGATATGGTCGAAGATGGTGCCGGCCGGGTCGAAACCCGTGCGCGCCTTGGCGTAGGACGAAAGCAGCCGCGCACCGGCGCCCGCTTCCTCTGTGGGCAAGCGGCAATCAACAGCACCCATCCACAGGCCGCGCGCCTGGTTGATTTCCCGAATGCGGAAATCATTCTGAGCCTTCTGCTTTTTCTCGCGCTCGACGGCAGCCCTGGCTTCCGATTCCGCGATGCGCTGCAGGCGAGCCGCGCGGTCTTCTTCGCTCTCTAGCTCACCTTCCGAGGGCACCGGTTGGTTCAGGATGATCGAGCACGCCTCCAAGAAGTCAGCGCGCCGGTTGACGTCAAGGTGCTTCACATGCGCGGCAACCCCGATACCGTCGCGACCACCGGCGCCACAGCCGCGGCAATTCCAGACGCCCTTCTTGCGGTTCACTGCAAATCGGTCATTCCCGCCGCAACGCGGGCAAGGCCCCTGATGCTCCGGCTTGCCTCGCAGCGGTTGCGGGACCCCAACGCGATCGCAGGCGCTTTCGAAGGGAACGGAACGCGCTTCGGCGATGAAGAGGTCGAGGACGTCGCTCACGCTGCCACCCCCATCATTTCCATCATTGCCTGCGTTCCCCACTGCGCCGCACATGCGCGCGCCATGCCGGGGAAGAAGCGCGCCCGCTCCTTGCCGCGATCAGCGCCGGGCGGCATGCGATGCACGCGGTTCCAGCGCTTCCACTCGTCCGAGCCCTTTTCCGGCTCATCGAGCCTGTCGGTCGGCGTCAGCGGCTTCAGCCCGCGCAGATACCAGCCTGTCGCCTTGTATTCGGGATGGCCGAACCAGTGCGGCTGGACGATCTGCGGCACTGGCAGATCAGCCGGCATCCGGTCCCGCGCGAGGTCATGCATCTCCGGATTCTCGACTGCCACGCGCTCAATCGGCGCCCGCCAGCAGGCGAGAAAAAGGTCGACGCCCTCGTGAAACTCGCGCTGCATGTCCGCCCAGGTCCGCCCCCTTGGCAGCGCTTTCGGCGGCGTCATCTTGCCCGGCCCGGATAGCCACCGCCGCCCGGAGCGGCAGAGCCGCGTGCAGGGCGGATGCATAACGACGAGCAGATCCCAGCCATCGTCGAGAATGTCGCGGACATCCCCGCGGATATGTCTGTTGCTGCCGTCGTCTGCAGGCAAGAGGTCGCAGGACCAGGCATCGAAGCCGAGATCGAGGAAGGCATTGCGAACCGTTCCGGAATATTCACAGCCGACAAGCACGCGTGGAACCGGCCTCATGCTGCTACCTCGTCAAGAATGTTTTGGATGTCCCTGTCCGTAGCGCAGCGCAGCTGACCGCTAGCCTGGTAGGCGCTGATGGCCGCGGCCAATATGCCGCGCTTCTCGCCGTCCATCAGATCGGAGCCGACGACGTGATAGAGCGTGCCGGCGCGCCAGCCGCGCAGCTGGCGCGGTTCGGTGACGATACGCACGCTGCCAAGCGAAAGCGCCGCAGAGAGGCCCATGCGTCGCGCCCAGTCGCGCACATAGCCGGGATAAGGCCCGACGATCAGCAGGATCTTGGAAGGCGTCTCACGCATCGCCGGAGGCCTCCGCAGTCGAGGGAGCCGCGGCGGGCACGAGCGCCTCACCGGCTGCCGTCAGTCGGTAGTGCGCCGCCACGCGACCTGATCCGTCGCGAGTCTTTTCGATGAAGCCCCAAGTCGTCAGCTGCTGCAGGGCGGCCCGGGCGGACTTCTCCGAGATGCCGACGTCATAGGAGACGGTGGTCAGAGAATCGACCAAGACGCCCGCATTGTGATGCATGTGGCCGAGCAACATGCGTGCGGCTGGCGAAAGCTTCGGGCCCTGCTTCAGGCGCGGCATGGTCTCGGCCGATCGCTCGAACTCGAAGGCGCGCACATGGTGCCGCTGGCTGCCGATAGACAGCAAGCTTTCCCGCGTCATCCCGGTCGCCGCAGCGATGTCGGCTGCGACGATGCCGCGCTCAGCCATAAGGAGAACCGCCTCGGTCTTTAACGCTGGCGCCATGGCGGTGAAGATCGCCGGGGTAATGTCGACAGGAGAGAAAAGACTCATGTTCATGACCACATCGTCCTCGGCTGGGTGACAGTTTGCGGAATGGCAGCGGCGGGAGGGGTAGGCGGCGCATCGGACTGGGTTCGGTTGTTCGTGGCCTCGGCGATAAGGGCCAGCTCCCTGGCCTGGCGCTTGGCAAGCCAGTCGGTCACGCGCTCGGCCTGCTCACACCAGTCATCGTTGAAGGGGCGCTTGTGTCGCTCGTTGAACCAGCGCATTTCCAGGAGCACGTCCTGGTCGAACCAGATTGCCATGACCGCCGCTTTGTCCGGGATGCTGGGGATCTGCCAGGCCTTGTCGACGAAGCGACACCAGGGCGCCTCAAGCGCCGCGATCTGCAGGCGAAAACCGAAAATGGCGAGGCTTGCGCGCTCGGCATTGTCGGTGACGATGGTGAGGCGGATGAGGTCGCTCATTCGGCAGCCTCCAGCGGCAGCTGATGAGAGCCTCCGGACATGGAGCGCCGCGCCTTCTCAGACAGAAAGAGATCCGGCTGCGCTGTAGCGTCGGCGATGCGGCTGCATGCAACGTCGAAGTATTTCGGGTCTCGCTCGATGCCGATAAACCGCCGGCCCGTGCGAATGCAGGCCACGCCGGTGGAACCGGACCCCATAAACGGGTCAAGTATGAGGTCTCCGGGCTGCGTGAAGTCCATGATGATCTCAGCCATCAGGCGCCAAGGTTTCTCGGTCGGGTGACGACCGTCGCGGTCGGATGGATTCGTCTGATGGGTGTAGACACCCCGCTTGCCGCCGCCATTCCAGCGGCTCACGCCCGCGCCGGCCCAAGCGCAGATGAAGTTCTCCGCGCCCATTGCAGGGCACTGCCCGTTGAACTGCGGCGCGCTGTCCGGCTTCACCCAAACGCAAGCCCGCTTGTAGCGAATGCTGGAGGCATTGATCACGTCGGCCCACCGACCAACACCCTCAGGAGTAGCGAACACCACAAGCCAGCCCTTGCATCGCCCCTCTATCGCTTCAATGAACGGCTCACGGACGCCATCGACCGACGAAAAGTCGACTGGCGGAGGGTTCGCGTGGCCATCGATACGGATGCGCCGCTTCGCGCCATAAGCCTTCTTGCCACGCGCGGCATCCTTGGCCTCGTGCATGAACGCTTCGTAAGGAGGGTCGCAGATTATGTGATCCACAGCCGGGAGGGCGCCGATGATGGACAGACTGTCGCCGAGATACAGGTCGCAGCTGCCGAAGGAGCGAGTTTCGATGGGACCGCTCATCAGGCAATCCTCTGGCGCATGACCGCGCGGTGCGCGTCGCAATAACTCTTGCCGTCCTCAGTCTTCGCGCCGCAGCAGGGCATATCCGGCCCGGCCTTGACCTCGGCAGCTTGTAGAGGAAAGCGGCATGCATCGCGACCGAGGTCGACAAAGGCGACAGGCGCGATGCCAGGAAGGGCGAAGACGGAGAGATCATTGCGGATCGGCTCGCCGCGTTCGCGAAGCCATCCGTGCGGAACGTCGACAGGTTCTGGCTTTGGCAGCCGCGGTGTGCGAGGCGCCGGCTCGGACTTGACGCGAACCGGCGTAGCGCTCGGGCCCCGCAGCTTCTCGACCACACGCCGCACCGTCACAGACGGCCGCCGGTCACCGCGTGCGGGGAAAAGCTCTGGCATGCGATGAGCCTTACCGAGGACCGCGTTGCGAGACCGGCCGATTGCGTTGCCGATTTGTGCGGCGCTCTTGCCTTGCATCCAGAGAGCCGCAGCCTCTTTCAGCGTGTCTTCCGTCCAGTCACCCCCTGCCTGCCCCATCAGCGCCGCTCCCCGGCAAACGCGATCGTCGAGGCCCGGGAGCGTCCTGGCAGGCTGTCGAGAAACCGGCGCTCAAGGCGCTCAAGGCGGCGCCAGTCGCGACCATTCTCAATGGTGATCTGCGCCGCGAGGTCGCGGGGGTGGCCATAGCCTACGACGACGAGGCCGTAGTGATCTACGTCGAACAAGGCCATGCCCTCGACATGCGCGGTGTCGAGCTGACGATCACCGCCAAAAGCGGCAAGAAGGGCCATCGGGACGGCGGCGTTCATGAGCCCTCTCCCGAGACCAGCGACAGAGACGCCTTCACCCCACCCCTCGCCTTCACGACAGCAAGCGCGGCACGCATTTCGGTGGTGGCCTGGGCAAGGTTTGCAGCCGCACGGTCGATGGTGTTAGCCTCAGCCGGCGTTACCTTGCCGTCGGCAATCGCGATCGCCATGGAATTGGCGAGCTCTGCGCTCCCGCGCATCATCTCGGCATGGGCCGAGAGAACACTGACTTCGGCCGCCCGCTCCGCTTCAGGGTCCGTCAGGCGTCGACCGTTCGTCTCTGCCATGACGGCGGTGACGATAGGCTGGCCGCAATCCGCCTCGAGCAGCATGACGGCGGCGAGCGTCATCAGTTCACCATCGGCGGGATTGTTCATCCGGCCGATATGGCTCTTGGAAATGGAGGCGATCTCGGCGGAGCGCTCGATCCCGCCACAATGCTTGATGAGGTCGCGCTGGGCGGCCTTTATGCGGTGAAACCAGGCATCGGACATCGTCATTTCGATAACTCCAGGCAAATCTTTCCCGCGCCGGGAAATCCCGGCGGCGTTTCCCATCGTGGGAAGTGATCGGTTTTCGTAGGGTCAGTCCGTCAGCAGGACCTCAGTTCAACCACCCTCAAGGCGGCCCGCAGCATGAACAAGACGATCGAAGCTTCCTCATTCCGCAGCCTCCCGGCACGCATCCGCTACGGGACGCGGTACACCTTCGGGCCAGCGCAAATCGGAAGGCCAGTTCTCAGAGAACCAGAGCATGGCGCGCTCGAAGATCGAGGTGGTAAGATCCCCACCGTCGGCAATGTCGTCGAGTTTCGAACCCCGGTTAAGAACAAGCTTGGAGACGCGCTTTCGCCCTACGCCACGATGCCGGGCGAAGGTATCAGCCGTCAAAAGGATCTGATCTCGCATCTTCATATTGGCATCTATG